GTCGTTGTGGACCACGACATCGTCCATAGACCCGAAAAGCTTCCAGCTTTTGACGTAGGTCGATGTAGCCTTCCGGCCAGGCCGCACGATGGTAGCCGTGCGCGACTCGTTGTCCTCAACCCACACGATCGCCATGCGTCACTCCTTGACCACGCCACTGTCGGCGTCGCGGGTGTTCTGCTCAATCTTCTGGAGCGCTTCCAACTGCTTTTGCGGAATGCTTCCACCCACGCCCATGCCAGAAGCGGCAAAGGCCGAGAAGGAGCCCACGCTCTCGCCCTGGTTCTGGGCTGCGTCACCGGCTGCCTGCTGGATGCCGTCGGGATTTGTGGCGCTGCCGCCGGCAGCTGCGGCACCGCCAGCGGCTGCGTTGCCGGCCTTGCTGATTCGCTCTTGGGCGTCCTCGAGGGCTGCCTCAATCGTGGCGGCCTGCTGCGACGTCAGCCGGTTGTTCTGCGAAAGGGCCTCAAACTCGCCGTAGTAGTCCCGCAACTGGTCGATGGTCGACGCCCCCTCGATGTTCTTCAGGAGCTCGGCGAACTGCTCGCCCTGCACGCGGCGGTTACGGGCACCGCTGGCCGTCTGCGCGAGGTTGCTTTCTGCGGCGACGGTGCCAACCCGCCGGCCGGCGGCCCGCCCTTCGTTCGCCGCTTGCCGCTCGCCTGCGATGCGGTCGGCCTCGGCCATTTCCTTGTCGCTGCCTCGGGTCGCCTCTCGCTCTCGCTTGCGGGCTGCATTGGCACTGTCGACCTTGCGGTTTTCGTTTTCGAGGTCGAAGCCCTTGCGGATAAAGCTCTGGACGTAGTTCCACGACTTCTGGACGGCCGCGACCATGTCGTCAAACGCGTTGAGCACCCAGTTGATGGAGTCGCCAAAATCCCCTTTAATGATCGCCCACATGTATGTGACAATGTTTTGCACAAACGCCGCCCACGAATCCACCGAGCCCATGATGGCCTCGGACCCGCGAGCCCACGCGGCATACAGCCCGGCCATGGCGATGTCCATCGCGCCCTGTAGGTCGCCGCCGACGATGGCTTCGTAGATGCCGCCGAACGTTGTGGAAGCCGTCTTGCCCAAGTCGCCCAACAGCGTCGTGGCGTTGTTGACAGCTGAGTTGAAACCTCCGCTAATGGCTGACGAAATACCCTCAAAGCCGCCGAGCAGGTAAAAGACAAACCCGCCAGCCGCAGCCAGCACGGCCACAAGAGCCAACAGCGGGGCGTTGGCGATTGCCCATGCGGTGCCCGACGCGACAGCTGCCGCGACCGACGCCGCCGAGTAAGCGACCACGCCAGCGGCAGCCGACACAAACGACGCCACCAGGCCAGCCATGGTGGTGATGACAGCGACGATGGGCATGATGACAGCAGAGGCAGCGCCAATCAGCCCGCCCATAGCAAACGAGACAATCGACAGCGATGAGCCAATGCCAATTAGCACGACGCCAGCGGCGCTAAAAACAGCGACGCCCTTGGCAATGCTCGCGACGAGCGACTCGTTGCGCGTCACCATGAGTGAGACGCCGTTGATAATGTCCGAGATGGGCGCGGCGAGCGCCATGAGCGCCGGGCCGATGGCATCGCTGATCGCAATCGCCAGCCGCTCCATGGCCGCACGCAGCGTCGCCATGGCCCCAGACAATCCGCTGGCCATGGTGGCATACTTGTCGCCGACGGTCATGGCCCCGGCCATCCCGTCCCGCATGGCGTTGAAGCCCTCAACGCCGGCCGATGTCATCACGGCGGCGGCGCGGATCGCATCCTGCCCGAAGATGCGGCGGAAGATGTCGTCCTTGGCTGCCTGGTCCATGCCCTCCAAGGCAGACGACAGCGTGCGAATGATCTCAACCATCGGCTTCATCGTGCCGTCGGCGTTGCGGAACGAACTGACGGACAGGCCCAGCTGACCCAACGCCCCAACGGCATCCTCGGCTGGAGCCATGAGCCGCATAAGCATCGTCTTTAGGGACGTTCCCGCGTCGGACCCCTTAATGCCTGCGTTGGCTAGCACCGCGAGCGAGGCGGCCGTATCTTGAATCGACTGGTTGGCAAGCCCGGCGACGGCAGAGACTTGCGAGAATGCTTGGGCGATGCCTTCGATGCTGGTCGATGACGCGTCTGCCGCAGCCGAAAGCGTGTTGGCGGCCGTGTCGCCGCTCACCTTGAAAACGTTCATGGCGTCGGCCATCACGACGGCAGCGTCCGCGACCGCCATGCCGCCAACCTTGGCAAACGCAATCGCTGCCTTGCCGGCCCCGCCGAGCACCTGCTCCACTGACATGCCGGCCTTGAGGAGCTCAAGGAATCCGGCCGCAGCCTCGGTCGGTCCGACGCCAAGCGACTGCGACATCGCCATCGCAGCCTTGCGGATCTGATCCAGCTGCGCTGTCGTAGCCCCGGTTGAGGCCTGGACGTTTAGCATCACGTCCTGAAACCGCGACCCGGCGGCAGCCGCCGCCACAAACGGGGCCGCCATCGCAGCACCAATGCCGGCCACCCTCCCGCCTACGCCGGCAATCGACGCGCCGACCTTGCCCACCTGCTTGTTGATCTTGTCGAGCGTCGCGAAGAACTTCCGCGCGTCCGCACCGATCTCAACAAAGACCCCGCCCTGACGTACGCGTGATGCACTCATGTATCTACCGTGTGCCAGTCAGGGCCGAGCAACTTGGCCACCTCTTCATTGGTGGCCTGCCGAACGGCTTTCTTGCGGGCGAAAGGGTGAAGTTTCGTGGGGTCTACTGGAGGTTTTCGTCGGTCTCGGTTGACGTTGAACAGGGCCGCCATCACGTTGGCGGTGTGCCACCAGTCGTGCTCGAGGCGGCTGTCTCGGGCTGCGGCGAGTTGCCGGAAGGTCCACTCGCCTGGATGGACGCCGAGGATGCCTGCGGCTTCCCAGATGGCTGCCCAGGTAGATCCGCTGCCGTCAGCCTTGCGAGGTCCGCCTCCGCCGTGTCGAGCTTCTCGCTGGCCACTTCGTCCATCTTTGCGGCGAGCAACCCGACCATCCTGCGGAGGCGCTGGGGGAAAAAATCGACGAGCTCTTGCTCCAGGGCCTTGGCCCCGGCTTCAAGGGCATCACCCCGGAGGCCGTCGAGGAACTCCTCCTTCGTGAGCTTTCGCTCCTCCACCTGCTTGACGAGGATCGCGTACAGCGTCTCGCCGACCTTGGCAAACTGTGCCCGCATCACTTGGAACGTCTGCCCCAAGGCAGACACGTCGACCATGTCGAACGGCACTGTTCGCCGCTCAGTCTTCACGGACCCGTCGGCCTGCTCCTCATCGACGGTCACGTCGACCGTCACCATGTCACGCACGCGCAACGCCGACGCCACCGTCAACGCTAGCTGCCACGGCCGCCCTTCGTTGTCGCGAAACTCCCGCATTCGTCACCCCTCCTCATTCGGTTGGATTCCAGGCCGACACAGCCGAGCCTCCACCGTATAGGTCACCACTCCATCGACGGGCTGAGTCTCGGCAAATGACGTGACGACGCATGGAATAGCGACGCCGCTACCGCCGACCGAGATCAGATCAAACCGCCGCCCCTCGATAATGCCATCCTTGGCAAGGCTGCAGCCGTCGATGTCGTTGAACTCAATCGAGACGGTGGTCTCAAAGCCGGTCGGATACACGGCCGACTGCCGGCTCCCATACTCGGCAACGTCAATCGTGCGGGCAGTCCGCTGCACGTTGACGACGCGAACGCCGACCAGCGCGACGCCATCAACGCTGATCGCGCAATCCTTGCCGAGTTGGATCGCCACGGGATCAGGCCTCCCGTGCGGTCACGGTGAACGTCACCGCCCCGTCGATGCTCACGTTCTCGGTCACGCTCATTACGGTAAAGCCGGTCGCCGCGTTGGCCTGCAGGCTCGTCAACAGACCGGTCGCGTCGTGGCACTCGATCTCCCAAGTCTTGGTCTTAAAACCAGCCTGGTAGGCCCGGTAGCCAGGAGCACCGGTCGAGCCGCCCTTGTTGGTGCGGTTCGTCACGTCGATCTGTTCCATCTCCTCGGTGTAGGTCGCCGAGATGATGTCTGCGCCAAACGGTGGCGCTTCGCCGTCCTTGCCAAGAACGATGCTCATGTGCGGGTGCTCCTCGTGTCAGGATTGGGTGGCGAAGCGGCTGGCCGAGACGGTCCACGTCTGGATGCCGTCGATGGGGTCGGCCTTGGCGACATTCGTGACGATGAACTCAACCGTGCCGCCCGTGACGGTGCCGCTGAGTGTGAACGTGCCGCCAGCTGCGACGCCCGGATCGTCAACGCACTCGACCTCGATGGTCTGCTCAATCAGCGTCTTGCGGAACTTGCGAGACGTGTCGCCAAACTTGGTGACATCGACTTCGTTTGCCGTGTTGTTGACGGTGATCGACCGGGCATTTGAGATGCCCGAGACCGTCACGTCCTTGCCGAGCGTCACTGCCATGTGGCCTGCTCCGTGTGCGGGGTGTGCCGCTCACGATAGGGCTGCCAGACTGGGCATCCGCAGGGGGTGTGGCCAGTGGTCACGCTGCCCGGAGCGTCTCGCGGAATCGCTCGCGGGCACGGGCGACGACCTTTTGGACGCCGGCCGCTCCCTGCATGTACGGCCGAGCCGGATAGCGGGCGGTCTTCGTGATCGTGGTCCGTTCCCAGTTGCGGGAGCCACGAAAGCCTTTGTGAGACCAGAGGATCGCCCCGTATTCAAACTGGTTGCGATTCGGCAGATTGTTCGTAAATCGCCCCTTGGCGTCGCGACCCTGGCTGCGGTAGCCCTTCCTCCGCAGGAACGCATTGCGGGCCGCCCCGACGCCGATCCGGTAGGCCGTGAGCTTGAGGCTCCCGCCGAACTCGTGCAGCCGGCCGAGCCAATCGGCCTTGAGCGCACCGATCACGACGCTGCGTCGCGACCCGTCCCAGTAAAACATCACGTCACGGTAGGCGAACCGCTTCGGTGCCCACGACTTGATTGGCTTTCCTGCCGGCCGAGGCTTGCCGCGACCGGCCATCGTCAGATCTTGGTACAGCCCGCCATTGAACTCCACGATGGCATTCGCCCCCACTGCCTTCCGGCCCGATTTGGTTACCTTGGGGGCCGCCTGCCCGATGCCACGCTTTGAGGCTTCTTGCGTGTCGCGGCCGATCTTGCGGAGGGCTTCGTAGTTCGCCTTTTCCAAAGCCTTGCGGACCTTGGCCCGGTCGAAGAACTGGCCTTTGATCTTGGCTTGGAGGGCGATATTGGACTGCGTCGCCGCCGACCGTGGCCGTGCCATTAGCGATGCGTCCTGTACGTAACCGAGATCACAGCCCGCCACGCGTTGCGATCCTGCAGGGCTTCGTCCGGGTTGATCTCAATCGCGATCGCCTGCGGGCTCGTCGCCGGGAACTGCAGTTCTCCCCAGGAGTGGGCGAGGATCACGTCTACCACCTCCTCGGCGAGCTCGAGCATCTGGTCGGCCGACGCCTCGGTCGGCGTGTGCCGGCCCACAAACACGTTGAGCCCGTAGTCGTGCTGGTGCTTCTCACGGTTGACCCGCTCAACCGTGTCACCCCCTGGCGTGACAACGATCACGGGGCTGGCCATGTCCTCAATGTCGATCGACGGCCAATTGAGCCGCGACACGGTGGGCTGGGCCGACACGCTCGCCCACGAATGGGCGGACAGGCCGGCGGCCAAGGCATCGGCCAGGTCTTTGAGCAGGCTCACGCGGCGGCCTCCACAATGCGTTCCATAGCCTCGACGTTGCCAGCGAGGCGTGGGTCTGCCGGGCATCGTGCCACGGCTTCACGGGCCAACTGGAGGGCCTCGGGCCGCCGCCCAAGATTCCAGGCGGCCACCGCCGCCAGGTCGTAGGCCTTGGTGCGGGCCTCGGGGTCCGTGGCGTGTGTGCTCTCGCCGTTAGCGTTGATCGCCTGCACGGCAAACGCGTGGCACTCCCGCCATTCCTGCCGCTGGTAGTGGGCAAAGGCGATCTGTTGCCATGCGTCGGGCTCGCCCACGGCTTCCTTGGCTGCGTGGTGCAGGTGCTTTTCGTCGCCCGTGAGCCGGTAGAGGGCACGGTAGGCGTAGGCCCGCTCGGTCCACATGCCGCCTGGCATCGTCAGGTAGTGCAGGAACGTGGCCGCCGCCTCGGGGCAGTTGGCCCACTCCATCTCGCGGGCGAGATACCACCACGCCCTAGCATCGTGCGGAGCCTCTTTGACCGCCACCCGCAGCAGGGCCAAATCTGTCTTGTGTTTCTTGCCCGCGTCCCGGTGATGGTGGATCTCTAGGCCTTCGATGATCTTCTGTTTCTTGTCACCGGTCCAACAGACAAGCCCCTCGTGGGTCGCCGCCGTCCACCGGAACCCATGCCGGGCGTGAATGCGGTCGCTGTTGAAGACTAGGCCCGGCGAGCCGTCCGCCTTCCACGACCACACGTAGCGGTAGCGGAGGCAGTTGTGGTCGCCGTCCCACTCCCGCTCAAGCACCTCCCGCCAGCCGGGCTGGATCCGCTCGTCGAGGTCGAGCCGGACGCAGACATCGACATCGGGCGGCAGATGATTGAGCGAGAGGTTGTGGGCATCGTCCCACCGCCACGGCGACACGTAGCCGTTGCACACCGTAACGCCCTGTTGCACCAAGGCCTCGACCGTGCCGTCCGTCGAGCCAGTATCGGTGACGACCCGCACGTCCGCCTCGGAACAGGATGCCGCCCAGTCTTCGACGTGCTTCCGCTCGTTCTTCGCCAATGCGTAGACGCCAATCCTCATTGGATGACCGCCGCCTCCCTAAGCCCGTCGTTGATCCAATCCACTCGTCGCCGCTTCGCCCGCGCGAACTCCTCGACCGCTTTCCGCACCTCCGGGTTACAGCAGTCGTCGGCTAGGATCACGGGCACATGGGCCACGAGATGCAGGTCGTGCAACGCCCCGGCGTAGGAGTGGTCGCCGTCCACATGGGCAAAGTCGGCCGGCGGCAGGCTGCGGACCTCCCGGCTGTTGACCACCACGAGCGACGCGTCGATCACCCACCGCTCGACCACGCTCTGCCAGTGGGCGAGGCAATCAAGGCTGTCGTCGTCGGCCGCTCCGTCGATGCACAGGTAGCGGGCATCCGGGCAGGCCGTGGCAAACGAGACGAGCGAGTAGCCGCACCGTGTGCCGATCTCGATCACCCGCTTGGGCCGCACGTCCGCACACACCGCCGCTTTGCGGTAGTAGTGCCGGGCGACCCGCTCGTCTAACTGAAACCAGTCGTGGGGCCGCCACGCATCGGCCAGCGTCTTGCTGATCTTGACCTCAAACGGAGACGGCATTGAGCAGGCCCTCCATGGCGGATAGGTCGATTTCGCAGAGCCAGGCCTCGGCATCCCGCACGCCGTAGGAGGCCACGAGCCGCTGGTTGGGATAGTTGCCGACCACGGCCAGGCCAGCGGCAAACTCAATCGCCTGCGATTCGCGAAAGGCGAACGCTGGGGAGACCCGCGCGAGGGCGAGCCGCTCGTCAAGCCAGATGAAACGGTGTTCGTAGACCCGCTTTCCGCCGACGATGGCCACCTCATGCACGAGACCCAGCCAGCCGAGGCCCATTGCGACCAACTGCGAGCCGCCCCGGAAAC